TTTCTGTTGGGGTCTGGATAGTGCTTCTTCTAGTCGTCGTCGGAGTATCGGCGGGCGGTTGGTGTATGTACCTTCCAAAGCAGCCGCTTAACCGTTCAATTCGGTTTGAAGTAAATTGAATATATAGGTAGTTCAGGGAGTATTGTTGTTTACACACCGATAAACAAGGAAAATGCAAATAGAAACCATGAAAAAGGTTACTAAATTAGGTGCTAAATGGAATAACAGCTCTAATGCAGGTACTTTCTATTGGAATCTGAATAATGCTTCTTCTAATCGTAATCGGAATATCAGCAGTCACTTAGTAAATGCACTAAATACACCCCGCCATAAAAAGCGGGGTGTTTCTATAAACAATGTACTGAAAACTGATTACCATGCCACTTGGCAAAACATTAAAAAATAAAGGACTGTATTAGTAGACCGCTGACAGGCGGGTTGAAAGTTCGGTCTAGTGCATACAGAGAAGGGAAACTTGTGAAACGCTATGGCAATTTATATGAAAAAATCTGTTCAATGGAAAACCTTGAACTGGCTTTTCAACACGCTAAGAAAGGTAAAGGGTGGTACAAGGAAGTTCAGCAAATAGAGAAAAGACCCTATTACTATTTGGCGGGTCTACAATGGATGCTGAAAAATCATAAATACAAAACTTCTGAATATGCGACATTTACAAAGAATGACGGTAAAAAGGAAAGGGAAATTTACAAGCTGCCATTCTTCCCTGACAGAATTTGTCAGTGGGCGGTATTACAGGTAATTGAACCGCAACTGTTGGCATACTTCACAGATGATACTTATTCAGCAATACCGAACAAGGGTATTCATGCGGCTTTTAAGAAATTGCGGAAAGCGGTTGATGAACAATCAGAAGAAATGACCTACTGCTTGAAAATCGACTGCAAGAAATTTTACCCTTCCATTGACCATGACACACTGAAACAGAAGTTCAGACGGAAATACAAAGACCCTGAACTGCTTGACCTGATAGATGAAGTCATTGACAGCATCAGCACTTGTCCGGCAACAGAAGAAAACATTGAGTTTTACAGGGATTGTGGAAATGAAATAAAGATTGTCACAATAAATGGGAAACAGTTCATTGACGGTGTTGGAATACCAATAGGGAACTATTTTTCACAGTATGACGGTAATTTCTTTTTAAGTGAATTTGACCACTGGATAAAAGAACAGAAACACATAAAACACTATTACAGGTATATGGATGACATCTGTATATTTGCAAAGACAAAAGAAGAACTGCATCAGTTGTTACAGGAAATTGATGAATATTTCAGAGTGAATTTGAAATTAAGAATAAAAGGTAATTATCAGATATTCCCATCATTCATCAGAGGTATTGATTTTGTTGGGTATAGGATTTTCAAAGACTACACGCTTTTAAGAAAATCAACTTGTCAGGAGTTCAAGCGGAAAATGACCAAACTTAGAAGAAAAGTTGAAAGCGGTGAAGAAATGAATTATTCAGAATGGTGTTCAATCAATTCTTATAAAGGTTGGCTGAAACATTGTGATAGTTACCGATTATCTGAAACATATATTGAACCAATTCAGCCATACGCTGATAGGTATTATAAAGAACATATCAAAAAGAAAGGCGGTAAACGAGATGACCAAGTACGAAAAAGTTCGCAGCACAGAGCAGCCTGAACAGAAAGTTATTGATGATTATTCTGTTTGGGTTGCCGAAAACATCACCCCGGTATCAGAAGCGGGGACAGATGAACAGGCGGGTTTTGAAGGTTATGAATATGACCTGACCCAGTACACCAAGGATGAATACATTCAGTCGATTGACGAAAAAAACGCATCCTTGGAAGCAGAAATTACAAGTACACAGATGGCATTATGTGATGTCTATGAACTGTTAGGTTAAGAAAGGGGTGAATGACAATGGCAGAAGTTTATGCAAATCTTATTATCAAGGGCAAAAAGTTCATTGATGAAGTACCTGAAAAAATCAGGGATGAAGTAAAAGCGGCGTTGGTTGAAAAAGGATTCCCGGAACTGGCAGAAAGTGAGGATGGTAACTGATGTTTCAGCTTATCATAAAAATTTTATTCAGAAAGGATGTGAAAGAGATGGCAGTTATTTATGCAACCCTTATCATTAAGGGAAAGAAGAACTTTTCGGATGTTCCTGAAAGAATCAAGGAACAGGTCAAGGAAGTTTTGGTTGACCTTGATTGTGGCGATTTGGCAGAGTAAGGACAACGGACAAGGAAATTATCAACCGCACAAATAAAACCGCTATATGAACTTTATATGAGTTCACAAGGCGGTTATTTTTGTGCAGAAAGGGGAAAACATGACAATAGAAATAGCATTGCTCATTTCGATTGTGTCAGTTGCTTTTAGCGTTATCAGTGGAATTGTGAACATGAACAGAAACAAATCAGCGGATGACAAGCATGAAGCCACAGAACTGACAACCATTCTTGTCAAACTGGAAAACATCAGTAATGACACCACTGAAATCAAGTCAGACATCAAAGGGGTCAAGGATGACATCAAACACCATTCTGAACAGATTATCAGAATGGATGAAAGCCTGAAATCTGCATGGAAAGCAATCAGCAAATTACAGGATAAGGTGGGTGACACGAATGACGGAAAAAGAAGTTAGAGAAATGGAACACAAAGACAGGGTTGCAGCAATAAGGCATAAACAGAGGATGCGGAAAATAGAACTGAAAGCCAAAAAGAAAGAAAACAAAAATACACTGTCATGGGTATGGGAGTTTTCAAAGAAATTGGTGTTGATATGTTCTGTTCTGTATGTAGTCATGTTTATTTATGCTGCACTGGCAATGTGGTATTTTTTTGACTTCACCTATTTGGGGACATTTATTGAACAGTCAAGTGACATTTTAAGGACTTGTGTTTTTGGTTACTTCATCAAAGCCGGACTTGAAAATGTATTCAAGATTGCGTGTTCAAAAATAGGTGAACACAATGAACCAAAAGGGGATGAATCCGGGGTGGGTGCGGATGCACTGATTGCCCCGGATGGTGACGATTAAAAGAAAGGTGAAGAATATGAACTATACAACACTTATTGGTCAGGTGCTTCTTATCGTGGCAGTCCTGACATCGTTTGTAAACATCATCACAGAGGTTGTGAAAAAAACTTTTGACTGGTGCAGCACATCCAAGGTTATCAATCTTTTTGTACTTGCCTTGTCAGAGGTCTTGACCGTAGCAGTATTTATTGCCTATTGGCAGATTAAAGAAATGCTTATCACATGGTACATTATAGCAGCTTTCATTGTGGTGGGGTTCATGGTGGCATATGCCGCTATGTTTGGATATGACAAATTATTAAAGTATTTTGAGAAAGGAACAGGTGACAAATAATGAATATTATCGAAAAAGCAATCAGTATTGCACAGGCTGAAATTGGAACTTGTGAACCTACTGGGGATGACAAGTATATCAAGGTTTATAACACATTGACAGGGGCGGGGTTTTCCATGAGCGTTGCATGGTGTGCTATCTTTGTTACATGGGTAATGTATACCGCCGGGGTAGCAAAGACCATTGTTCCATACTTTGCATCGTGTGATGTGGGAATGAATTGGTTCAAGAACAAGAATCAGTTCAAAAAAGCAAAAGCCTATGGCGGTACATACACACCCGTTGCGGGTGATATTGTATTCTTTTCAAGCAAGTATGACCAGAACGATTCAACCCATGTTGGAATTGTAACAGGCGTATCAGGAAGCACACTGAAAACGATTGAAGGAAATACATCTGATGCGGTGCATGAAAGAAGTTATGACCTGTCAAACAAATATATACTTGGTTATGGTGTCCCGGCGTATGGTGTGGCAACTGCAACCACTACAAGCACCACTGACAGCACATCAGGATATAAGACCCATACAGTTGTAAAAGGTGATACACTTTGGAAGATTGCTGAAAAATACCTTGGTAGTGGCAGCAAATACAAAGAAATTATGACTTTGAACAGTCTGACAAGCACCACAATCCATGTTGGTCTTGTCCTTCTGATTCCGGGTACATCCGCATCAGCAAACAGTGCAGCAGCATCCACACAGACCTATACTGTAAAGAAGGGTGATTCACTTTGGAAGATTGCACAGACCCTTTTGGGTAATGGTGCAAGATACAAAGAAATTATGACATTATCCGGCATCACTTCTACAACCATTCATGCGGGACAGATTTTGACCTGTCCGGCGGCATAAAAGGGTGTTACTAATTTGTTACTAAATGAGGGGGATTTTACAAGATGTAGCAAGCGTGAAATATTGAACAACCCCCACAAATTAGACAACTTAGGACTGTTGCAGAAACACAAATTTATGATATAATGAGCGCAAGTGAGTCAACGTGCTTGCACGATTGACGAACGGCGAAATGCGATCACGATAGCTGCAAAGCAGCGTCAAGCACGAAGTGC